CAATTGATGTATTAAGGGCAAAGTTATGTAAATTACCTTGCCAGCTATCATTGGTCTGTCCGTTTGTTACGCTTGCCCATGTAGCGGTTTCAAAGATGTAATTACCATTAACATCGTTGTAATCGCCATTCGTGGCTGCATATCCTACCGTGTCAATACAGGTTGTCATTGTGCTGAAATGATTTCCCATGACAAGGGAACGTCTTAAGGGCATATAAATACCCTTGGTTACTTTATCGCTAAAGTAATTATTGACGATTTCCCAACCGGTAGCAGATGTATTAGGGGCTGAAGTAGCTGAAATACACTCATCCAACCATGTGAAATGGTTATCATGTACCTTGATGTACCCAGGACAACCATTAGCCTTTATACCATATTTGGCTGTAGTGCCGGTTGACTTGAACACATTATACGCTATTTCTATATCATCCGAATCGTCTGATACGGTTTCGGAAATATCAATAGCTATACCAGAGGTTGCCCCGTCTGGCCTAAACAAAAATCCTAAGACCTTTGAACCTTTAGATCCGGACAATGTTAAACAAGCCGAATCTGCATCTGCATTCCAACCACCGCTCTCAACACCAAAGCCATGCCCAATAAACGTAACTCTATCGACAGTACAAACAACTGCTTCATCATAATCTGTTGAAGTACCACGGACATGAATAGTGCAGTCAGTTGTTGCTTGGGCAACGGCAGCAGTAATGGTAGAAAATATTGCACTATTTTCCTTTCCGGGATAATTAGGCCCCTTATCAGAACCGTTATCTACGAAAAGGTGCTCCCCGAATGGATTGCCAAACGCTGGCAATGGTACACCATAGCTTGAAACACCATTGGGGTAATTTGTTAATTCACCTCTCATTTTATAGCCCTTCCAAGAAACTGACGGGTAGTATAAATCAGAGAGCTACCCGTCAGCACCCCATTAAACTCCGGGAGACCCGAAGATGCCACGCTCATCAGAACAGCCGACAGCATATCGAGCGGAAGCTTTGTATTTGCCATTTTCGGTATCGAAATCATTGTCATGCTTGAAGTTATCAGCACGTCTTTCCTGATAAGTCAAGCCCTGAGGACAATTTGTAGTAACGAACCATGCTTTTTCATCAGTGAGATAATGATTAACTTCTGCACCCTTAGGAATCTTATTTGTCGCCTTAATCACGTTGATCGCGTTATTAGCGCTACCGGGTGTGAGGGTTGACATAAGAATCCTACTTGCATCAAACTCAAGGTCCGTAGGAATAACTAGAGCTTCTGGCCGGATAGCGATTTTTAAGCCCCTATCGTTTGTAAACTTACCGATATCTATACAAGCTTGTTCAAGGGAAGCCTCGCTAAGATCAGCAGCAGTTGCTAGTTCATTTGCCCATGTACCACCGGTGATCTTAACATGCACCGCAGAGCAAAGTTCCACTCCGTCAGGCTGGGTGTAATCGCTGTTAAAAGCTCGGTTTAATACATTGGCGGCAACTGTTTCTTTGGTTTGTCTCATTGAGAAAGCAAGCGCAGTTGCTCTTGTTAGGGAGAACTGTGCGTATTGATTATCATCGTACATCTCTTCGGTTATAATAAAACCTAATGAATACGTCACATTAGTAAATCGTTTCGTATAACCTTGGATTGCGGAGTCGTAAGACACCGATCCGCCCTGGGTTTTAATTGGTGCAAGCCCAAAGCCGGTAGTACCCTGGACCTCTTCAAATGCTTTGTCAGAGGTCGTGAACTTGAATACTTTGCTGTATTCAGGTGTATGTTCCTTATATGCCATGCCATAAATGGCTTTTATGCCAGGCCACAGCAACTTAGGAAAACTGCCAGTAGTTATAACGCCCATCAGTCTATCCTTTCGGTTTAGGTCGCAGCCGCGCCGGTTTCAAGCCTAAGTGCATGTACATTGAATTTACATTCACATTCAGCATTTGCCCCAATGGCATTGTCCTCTATATTATAGAGACGAAGAATCTTGAGCATCAAGGTATTCGTTGTTCCTGCCTCCGAATAATCGAGTTCTTCAGTCGATATTCCGGTTGTGGTGTCGCAGCCGGTTACTGTTGGTTTCGTGTTCAAACCAATATCGGCAGCAGTAAGAGTACCATCTTCCTGAGCAATCATAATAATATCAGGATCATCACAAACCATAACATATCCACCGGTGGAAGCCGGTACATACGTTTTTGACAGGTCCGTAGCAAGAGGTGTTCTGCCGATTACCACGCCAAGCGGTAAATCGGTTGCACCTGCTTTTGCAATTGTTGGGATGCCTCTTGAGTCAGCGGATCCGGCTAACTTGACAATATCACCAACACCTATGGCAGTACCATAATCGCTGGCAATATTATATATATTAGCTAGTCCGTTATAAGGCGCTCCCGTGATATGTTTCAAGGGTGTGAACCCATGAGTTCTATCTGTGTTCGCCATTTTAAACTCCCTTACGAGTAATTAATTATCTAAGTGAGTTGGACCCCTTTTCCATATGATCCATCTCCTGTAACCGCAAGGCCGTTTTTAACTCCCCGTTGAGTTGTTCCGTCTCTCTTTATATCATCTTCGCCCCTGTCAACTTCTTCTTGTTTTTTTCTCTGATCTTCAGCATATAACTCCTCAGGAATCTCCATCAATACACCATCAATTCCACCACCAACGGCCTTTATCACTGGCGACCCTTGTTGCGAGTCAGCACCAGCGCTTTTGTCACCACCTTCTGTTTTTTCTAGTACAACTCTCCATCCGCCTTTTTCCGCTTGCCTAATAGCATCATCAACATCATTGAAGATCCTACGCGCGAAACCAGGCCTGTTCTCAAACTGTAATCGGTTTCTGTTGGCAATAGGTATTCTGTTGTCTCTTTTTGGTTTGTCAGTCCTAAACCTTCCAGCTACTAAAAGTTCTTTGCCTGATCGCCTTGTTCGTTTCTCTGGTACTTTTTCTTCTTGCTGTGTTTCTTCTGATTTTTCTTCAATATTTTGTGCCATTTCTTCGAAGTCGTTTGTTTTTTTATCAGTCATTATCCATTCTCCCCAATCTCTTCAAGTTCTCTGATGTAGTCATCAACATTAAAATTAGGTACGGTTTTTTTAAAGTTGTCAACTACGTTCTTTTGTTCATGTGTCAAATCATTATATGTAGCATGTACTTTTTCATTTGAACCACCGTCATCAACCCTTGATAACTTTTGGCCCGGAAGTTTAATAACTTCAGTCTTTTTCGAATTTACAAAACGTGTCATTTTTGCATCAACAACATCAAGCACATCTTCTATGGGTATAGTGTCGCCTAGCTTATTGGCGATGCCCTGTGCCATTACTCTTAACTCAGGATCATCATTGAACCAAGGATTTTTTACTTCCCAAGCAGCTAATGTTTTTTTTTCGTCAGAAACGTTTTTTGGCTTTGTTTCCGGTGGTATTTCATCGGTCAAGTCTGTCATTTCTTTCTCGACCTTTTCAACACCTGCAATATCACCATCGGTAATAGCCCTTTCCTTATCAGCCTTGAGTTCCTCGAGTCTTCTTTCAACCCTTGCCTTTACCAGTTTATCCCTATGTATGTTTTGATCTACAACTATTGATTCCAGATTATCGATTTTTTTCTCGAGAATATCAATTGTATCGCCCTTTGTCCGCGTTACTTCCTGGGCATTTTTTATATATGTTAAAGGATCAAGGAATGTCCTGCCTTTCGCCTTATCACCCATCTCCTCTTTTGTTTGATACCCCATTGACTTCGCAATTGCCAAGGTATGAGCATTTTCTATTTCCTGCCTTGCCCCAGGTGTAATAGTTTCAACCGCTAGTTTTCCCGGCTCTTTTTCCGGTTCAGGAGTATTTTGATCATTTACACCTTTATAATCGCCGTTCATTACTATTTCACTTGTGTTGCCTTCAACTGGTTTTTCATCAGCCATTCTTTTTCCCTCTTTCTATAATTAATACATCTTCATCATTAATAATTCTGAGTTCTTCTTTGTCTACTTCCTCCAGTTTAAGTGTTGATCCGGAATACCTTGCGAAATGAATTGTGTCGCCTTTTTTCAATGCTACCTCATCATGGTCAGTCCCGAAAGCCGTTGGGCCAACATCCAGCACCAAACCCTTTGTTGTTGCCATCTGATCGGTGTCTCGTGTTTCATCGGGAAGGTATATTCCTCCGTCCGAATATTCTTTTACCTTTTCTGGTTTTACTAGAATTCTCCAACCCATTACTTCTGGCTTCATCTGTTTTTACCTTTCTGTTAATAAAAAAAGCCCGTATCTGCAAAACATTTGCAAAATACGAGCTTAGAATTAGTTTTCTTTTCTGTAGAAAGTATTCCGAAGTATCGTTATTTTATTTTGTGTTTAATGTTCTCGTTCACATCAACGAATCTTATGCCTCCCTCGAACATGCTTATTTCAATAAAGATACCACCAGTTTTTTTGGCAGATTCCCATTCTTCAAAAAATTTAGTCACCTGCTCTTCAATTTGTAATATATATCTTTTTTTTGATTTGTCCATCTTTTTTTTATTTTTCTTCCTTATCTTCATCCTTCACATCGGTTGCCCAGGTCATCATTTCCTGTATCCCATCAGCTTTTGAAACGGAAGAACTATAACGAAATGCTGTCCCGGTTAGGTCATCTTTATCAAGACAATCCCCTTCTCCGACACCAGTTCTTATCTTCTTTATCATTTCATTTGCTTCAAGCAGGAATATTTGTGTTATCGGGTGCTGTAGCCATGCTCTCTGATCCTCCGGCTCCACGTTTCTCACTATCTTCTCCTTCTATGTATTTTGTCTGTTCATCTATAACGCTTTCGTATTCTTTCATTTCTCCCTCTAAGCCCTTGATAGTCTCTTCGTATTCTTTCATCTGCGGTCCGGCTTCATTAGCTTCTGCATCAGATACAGCTTTAAGTGCATCTGCTTTGGCTTTTATTGTATCAGCCTCGAGTTTCAAATTTTCGTATTTGCTTTTATTGGCCTCTAATGCAAGTTTCTTTTCCTCGATATCAACTTTCCGGTTCTCGAGCGCGTTTTTCTCGGCCTCTGCAGCTGCCGCGGGATCTTCCGGTTCCTGCATGTTATCAATACCCAATTCGCCTATATCCTGCACGTTAAGAGCCTCGAGATATCTTCTTGTTATTTCCTGATCATTCAATCCCTGGCCTTTGAGGTTCATAAGTTCTTGTGCTATCATAACTTTCTGAATATTTGTTATGTTATTGGGATCACTTACCGGAACAATATCGAGAGTTTCATCTTCATAATCAAATTTCTTTATTGCTTTCGGATCATCAAGAACAATGTAATATGCTGTTTCATCAAGGAAAAGTTTGTTAAGTCTATATAATTTCTTATATTCTGACCTGAATCCCCGATATATTCTTTTATATATTGCATTGAACATCTGTAATCCCTGCTCAATCAATGCCAGTGTTGTGGCCGCCGGTATATTCGACCCCGTTTGCTGTCCGCTTAATATTTCAATATTTGCACCCATCTTATCGGCAGCATTTAATATCATTTCCAGTAACTTAATAAGCACAATTGAAGGTTTTGCGGTTACTCTAGGTACAATGTTTTTCCGAATATCATCACCCTTTGTTTTCACGTTATGATATTCATTGAACTTAAATTGTATGGGGCCGCCCTCTCTTCCTTTTCCAACCTCAATTCCTTGGCTAATGAACCCACCACCGGTTATCTGATCGGTCCCGGCATCAAATAGTTGGTTAATGGCAGTATTTATAATTTCATTCATGTGGAATAACAGCTTATTGAAGCCCATCCCGTATACACCACCATCAAGAGACTGCAGGAAGATAAACCTTGTAAAATAATGCACAGGTTTAATTTTTATTATCTGGCCAGTCTCTTCATTCCTGATAATTCCATCGGCATCAAACCTAGCTACGATCCTGACTATCTTTCTTGTGGCATGGTGCATAGTAACAATATATGGCTCTTTGTAGTCATCACCATCCAAATCCCACCATCGATGCTGTTCAAGAAATGTTATCTGGTTATCACCGTCATTAGGATCTGTTTTTGTTTTATTTCCGCGTTCATCTGCCGTATAATCAAGATTTACATCTTCATCCGGCTCCTGGTGCATTGTTGCCCTATAATCGAATTTCGTAAACATCCCAGATCTTATGCGTTCTTCTATTTCATTTGGGAGTAATGTATAAACATGCGTTATCCGCGGTGCGGTTTCGACACTCTTTGCTTTATAATTAATAACAACCCTTATCGGATCTATTGCCTTTGATACATTAACCTTACTCTCAGAATTGAACCATGTTTTTTTAAAGTAGCATCCATCCATCGGCAAACAACTTAGCAGCTGGTCCGTATTATCCTCCCAATCTTCCATTTCATCAAACAACTGATAATTCATATGCTCCTGCACTCTTTCAGCCCTTGCTTTTTTAATGCCTTCTGGATCTTCGCCAATAACACGGCCCTTAATAACATTACGATCCTTTATTAAGTTCGGATATGCCCTTGAAGAAAAATTAAGAATCGCCTGTATCATTAACGGATACTTAACATTAGAAGCATTATCGAATGGGAAATTCTTTGGCTCCCCTGTCATTAAAGCAAGTTTTTTCCCCTCATAATATATTTTTTCCCAGTCTTCACGGCTTTGCTTATCAACCCTATACTCTTGCTCAACAATATTTGATATGTCATTGAGAAGTTTTTCGTCAAGGTATTTGCATATGTTATCAGAACTTAAAAATTTACTTACCAGTGTATTGTAGGCTTTCTCATGGACGTTCATTTGTATTCCCCTTTTTAATAACCGGTTACACTTTCCTTAAACTTTTACCCGTATAATTCCAATCATGGCCTATTAGACAGAGTTTACCAAGATATTTATTTTTAGGTATATTTGTTTCCATATTATTATGATTTCCTAATAACCCGTAACACTACTCCTGCCAAGCTCTCTATATGGATAATCATCTTCATCGTCATAATCATCTACAGCAGTATTTATGCTCTGGAATATCCTTACAATTGCGTATTGCAAGGCGTCATGGATATGTGAAAAGCGGTTCTTAGACGGCTTATCGGAATACCATTCTGTGTTACCGATTTTCGGGTAACAGTATCCTCCAAGAAAACCATTGAGTAGTCTTGCGAGAGCTGGATCGATTGTTAACCCATTAATCCTGCCCAGCAATTGTTCAACGGCGTTTATTCTCATTGTTAGGTTCTGTTCAGACGGATATACTTCTACTCCGCATTCTTCGTACATAATCTTTGAATTACTGGTAAATCCACCACTACCGCGGCTATATTCATTGTCGCCTGCAGGATCCCCGAAATCTAAATACTTCGCCCCAGGGAATCTTTGATTACAAACCGTCACCACTCCTGTTGCAAAAGCAGCAATATTTTCTCTGTCGGTTGTGAATTCAAGTAATGCCTGTACGCTTGTATCTGTTGGCATATCCAAAACAATCGCAGCTGGTATATTCCCCGAGTTATCCCAACCCCTTATGATCTTACCACCTTTCCACTCTAACGGTGTTCGGGATTCGTGCATGTCTCTCCGGAAGTTATTATATATGATCTTACCCTTGATGATAATACCAGGTTTCCCCTGTATATACATATCGGCCCAGTCAGGATCGTCTTTATAGTCATTCTTTAAATCTTCATAATATCCTTCTCTTAAATTCTCTTCATTCTCATATGGCGGTTGCCAAAACCCAGCATGTCCTGGGAGAGGCTCATCCTTTGGTTTCGGTCCTGGAGGCGGTACGTTCCAAGCAAACTGTGAATATGTGGGGTGTTCTACGTCTGGCGGGTTAGTTGTTTCAATTCCAAATCTTACAGGACATTTCTTCGGATATCTTCCTAATCTGTTTTTTAACATCTTTTTAACGTTTTCATCGACTTCAATACTTTCGTCTATCCAATATCCGGTTAATTCCAAGGATTTAAACTTCTTAACATCATCAGGGTTATCACAACTCCTGAATAATAACTCGGCTACAACATCAAACTGCGGATGCCTGATGTACATAATTTTATTGCCGAGTTTCGATTTTTCGAAGTATTCGGCCATGGGGAACCATTCGCGGACCGTCTTTAGGGTCGTGTCTATGAGTTCGGGATAAGTCTGGCCTGACCATACAGCCTTACCATTACGCCTAACATAAACGACATGAGAAGGAACTTCAACACAATAAACGGTTCCATCGTATTCTTGCTTCGACCAATGTTTCTTTAGTATCATTGGGTAAGAACGTAGTTTTGTTCTTATTGTTATTGTATACCCACCTTTTACACCATTTATAGCAGAACATTTACCGGATTTGAATATTATTTCTTGCAGATCATCGGCAAGTTGTTTTGAAGAAGTATAGAGAATATCAACTTTTTTAGGATTCCCGTTTTTAAAACTACCATCACCTTCCTGGTATCCTTTGAGGAAAGCTCTTAAATGTGCTACCGGTGCGTTTTTTATCCATTGTGGTATAAACTTTGTCTTTGCTTTCCCATATTGAGATAATTCGGTTATTAACTGTTTAATAAATAAAGGAGCTACACTCAAAACATAATTATAGCATCTATTTAAAGAATTATTACTATACTTCCCAAAATCTAACTTTTTAGAAATGCTATATTTTAATTTATTCTTTTCTAATAATTTTTCAACATACATATCCTCTCTTGGGTTTTGGGTTAAAATTAATCTATATTTATTATAAGCCCCACTTCTACTGTCTTTGTATATTCCAGCACATCCTTCGGCATACCAAAAACCTAAAAATTCATAAAACGCCTCTGACTCACTAGTTTCGCCACCATTCCATTCCCCGACAGAACTCATTCTGTTCAACATACCAATCCCATATATATCTTCGGCCTTCACTTGCTCATATTCATTCCACACTTTCTTACGTGTTTTTCTTTTTGATATCCAGAGATGATGATTGGGTGTAACTAGTAAATCCATATTATGTGATTTAATGCCTATCATTTCACCTTTATATGGCGATAGATAATAACCCGTGGGGAATTCATAAACTAGTTTGCCGTTAACATTCGTAGCAACTTTATCTGTACATAACAAGTCTTTAAACAGAACCCACCCACGCAACTCAGTTAAAATTTCCGCTTGATCATCGAAACAATTTCTTATTACAGCCCAACGAGTTACCTTAATTCCGTACTTCTGAAAAAGGAAGAGTGGCTTGTAAAAACCTACCTCCATGGAAGCCGCTGATGTCTTTCCGGAATTGCCGGAAACGAATATTCTTCCATTGCGCCTTAGGACCAACATTCCGGTTGGCACGGTAAAGCAATATTTAAATCCATCTTCGGATGGTTTTTTACTTATCTCACAACTATCGTTCCGCATTATCACTTTGGACTTAATGGATCCCTTTGGAGCGATATGCACAATATATACTGGGTTCCAACCCTTATCATCATAATGATCCGTTGATATTGTTGCCCTACCACCTGTTGCATGGACAGCGTATTGCATAAAGTCAGCTTCATCTTTATGAGTAGTGCTAAATCTTGTATCGCTTCCTTCGTACAAACCATCCCAATTTGACATTTCATCTATTACAATCTCCAGTTGCCGCTGTGATAATCTCCACCCAAAATCAGTAAGTTTTTTGGTTTTTATTGGTGGCACAAATGCATACCCAACTTCTGTCGGCCTATTCTTGGCAGGATGAACAGTAAATGCTATTCCTGCAGCTATCAACAATTGCTGCAACCGTTCTTTTTTTCTTTCTTTTCTTAACACCACTCTTTGCTTTATGCCATTCTTATCAATACTTCCATCGGCACAAAACATCACCATTACTCTCAGTTCCGCAGCACTTATGGGACAATCTCTTTCGCATACCGTGAAATTAATAGGTATTTCGAACTTTCCTGGATTATCATATACCTCTTCGGCTAGTCTTATAAAAATATCTCCAGAATCATCATAGAACACCATCCGATGTTCCTTGCTAACAACCATTGACATAGAGTGCTTATTTTCAAACACCAAAAACTCTTTACATGGTTCTTTTATATACGCCCCAGGAAATGTCCATGATAGCCTACCGTCAGCTCCCCATTGCCCAACAACGTCACCTTCAGCATACTTGTCAAATCGTTTCCAGCCATGAGGCGTTAGGTACTCGGTACTCGCATCCAGACAGCCAACTGGGCCAACTATGCATCGCATCTGCTCACCGCATTCGTGAAATTCTTTAATCGTTGGTATAAGATTATACGTTACTTTTTCAATCTTTTGTTGTTCCATTGAATTTTTTAAGATCCTCTTCGAGTTTATCGATTTCGGCTCTAACATCCAGCTTTTTCTTATCCAAATCGGCTATGAGTTTGTAATGATCTTTAATACATTTGTTGTAATCTCCGATTGTGCCGTCAAGAGTCTTTATTCTTTCTTTAATCGCTATTTCTGCTGGTCTTTGTGGCATTTACTTCTCCTTTTTTCGAATCTAACTTCTTCAAAATCATCATTATATGTTAATTCTATTTCATCTTGTTCACCAGGCAAGTCTAATATATATGGTGAATTACAGCAACCACACGCGCCAATATAGAGTTCATGTTTTCTGCATAAAGACTCATATTCACTCAAAAATAATTTAATTCTCGCCGCTTCATCCCAAACGGCCTTTACCGCCGTAAGTTTTCCAGTATCCGTATGCGCGTCCGACTGCTTCCTTCTGCCCCAGCCCTTCTTTTTCCATAAAATATCTTATTGCACGCTTGATATAATCTTCTTTTGATTCGCGTGGATTCGGTTTCGGCATTACCTTCTCCTTAAATATCGGGATAAAGGCGCTTTGTTCTCTCTGGATAAGTGCGCTGCTGCTTTTAATGCGCAATGGATTTTAAAGAAGCACTGCGCCCCACCCCTCTATTCAAAATACAGTCAATTCGTGATTCTGTCAATAACTATCTCTCATTAATACTCCTCGAGCAGCTTCTTGAACTGACTTAATTTAATGGGTCGCGGTTCATTCATGTGGCTGCCATCACTATTACCACGAGTCCACATAACATAATCCACTCTTTTCATCTGCGTTAATTTCTTGCCACAGAAAGGACAGTAATCAATACACACCACAAGCCCCCTCTCTCTTTCAGTAGCACTTACTTTAGCGCCAATCCATTCACTACAGTTACACGTTTTCATCTTTTCCTCCAGTTCTTTAATCTGCTTCTTCGCGGCTCATACCGCCGTCAAACTCCATCTTTATACATGACATCTGGTGTTGGATATCCATATTTGAGATTAAGATCAGTACAAAACTTATAAGCTGTATCATAACCTACGCTGTTGCTTCTCCAGCACCGCTTATGCCATGCTTCATTCGAACTCTTTTCCTGCCACCAACGTAATTCTTCACCGCATCCTTCACATAACATAACTACCCCCTTATCGATAGTCTTTCCACTCAACACTCTTGAATATAGCTTTCCGGTTAACCCATCTTGCAAACCTACTTTGGTATTCATCCTTCCGATCCCATGGCATTACAAACGGCTGAAACCCCAGGTCATGCAACTTCATCACGCGCCTATAATCCTCCGCGGGCGTTGACCAGTACCCGATCAGCACATACACCATGATATTCTTGGGATTAACCCACTTCGCTATCTGGCCCCAATCAATTAAGTCTTTCGGGTTATCCCATGCCATCTTATGACACTTATCCCTTCTCAATCGTATATTATTCAACGCCACACCATGTTCCCAAGTAAAAATACGCGCATCGATGTTCTGTATTTCGGTCGGCTTATCCCAGGTAAGTAACCAATCAACCTTATCCATCCAGTTACCATAGAAAAAATTGTCATCCTGCACCTTGATATACTTGCCGTGTGGATTAAGATCTATTCTATCAACTTCCGCGTAATTATTGTTGTTAATACAAAAAGGACAGTTCCGGAAACATCCTAAACTAAACCACACTATCGAAAAATCACATTCGGGATATATACTGTAATCCGGACAACATTTCGAAATACCTTGCGGAAGCTCAATAGGAGAACTAAACCCGGGACCTCCACAGATCATATCAGGCGTTACATACTCTTTATTCGAATACTTAAAAACAGATGAACAATATACCCTGTCATACGTCTTATGCCATAATGGGTTGTACCATTCAACTTCATCATCCCTATTCGCATCATTACATCCTTTTCATATCTATATCTTAACTATATCACAGTTCCGTAATATTGTTTGAAAGTAAAAAAAAAATTTTAGAATGAAACCTCTCTGGAGAATAGATTAGTACCGTTATTCTCATATCAAGTACCTAAAAAGTGTTGGTCGCCTTTCTGTGAGGAATCTTCTCTTTTGCAATTTAGTGTACATTCTTGCAACTGCCACATAATAACCATTATGTAAACTATGTTGCCAGACAATAACTTACAGCGTTACAATTCATTAATATTGATATAAACTCCGATGAGCACTATGTTTGTTCACTTGTTTGGTGTTTTTCAAGTGCATTTGTTTGTTCACTATTTCTCTGTTTTAGCTGTCTTTGTTCATTGCTTTTAACTTGTTTGTCTGGACTGAGCCCTGCATCCATTGGTGTACGGACCAGACCCACTTGATACATCACTTGCATTGTGCCTTTAATGTCCATCTTATTAGATGGTGTATACATCTCCGCCATCTCAGCGATCAACTGGTTAGCACGGTCAGAGCCGGATGCTGCGCTTTTACGCAAATTAACCAGAACTTCGGGCATAAGGCTCTGGGCGATCTTCCTTACTTCTTCTTTACTGGATAGAGTATATTCTTTCTGATACCTATAAAATTGGCTTTTAGATATTCCCATATCTTCCGCCAACTGTTCTTTTGTTTTGTTATCTGTATTATTTATAAGAGCTTGTATAAACTCTTCTTTTTTTACTGTTCTGTCTGAATGTTGCAAAATATAACCTCTAAGTATAGTGTTCTCTCCGCTTTAGACCTCATTTTTCCTACGATCTACAAAATAACCAAAAAACGATAAAAGTCAAGCAAAATATACTGTAAGCAACGATTAAGTCAATAGACATAGCACTTTACGCCAATTTGCACACATTGCACACAACTTGCACACAACATTGCACACGGCTGAAACCCTGATTTTATTGCTTCTATATATATATATCTATACTTGTAAGCAATATATATATATAATAGACCTTAATGAGAGAGTTTTCAAAAATTAAAATAATAAATACATAAATAAAAAGGTAAAATAAATAATAAATACATATATATATATATAAGGGTATAAAATTCTGCACACTTGCACACAAACCACTTAACATATTGTTATTATTATAACTTAAATGTATGCAAACTTTGCACACAGTATGCAGATTAATAGTTATACTGTTATCGCACAATAACTTACAGCGACAACAACATTATATCATTACTATGCTTTGCATAACAGTGTCTTATGGTAGATTGCACAATACATGTGTAATTAATAATACCAAATCTTGTGTGCAAAATATGACATAAAACATGAAATACACCAATAATGCACCATAAATAATATTGTTATGTAAAGTTTTTTTGTAGTCGTAAACAGTTGAATTATAACAAACGACAAAAGAACAAGTGTAAAGGTTTCAAAACTATTTTCACATCACATCACGAATTTGCTTGACAAGAATAATACTATCAACTATTATATGTATAACAAACGCAAACAATAAACCAAAGGAGTTTAACGCTCGTATAGACTGGCAAACTAAATAAAACAACTCTTACACGGTTAGAAAACCCTACATGGAGATAAATAGACGGCACTACCAAGAGCCTGAGAAGAGCTAAAAAGGAAAAGACCGTCAAGATTGTTTACGAGTACATCTCGTACTGATGATAGCGTAGTAAGCTTGAAACATTCTAACAAGTGAGGGCAGCATGGACAGGAGAGAGATTTCAAGAGCATTAGCCAAAGCGATTGCATACAAGAATTGCGGAAAAGACAAAGAAGCGGAAGAGTGGGCAAGAAAACTTATTGAACTACTTGAACTCGAACAAATATTAAAGAGGTAGTAGGAGGGTGAAACATTCTAACAGGGAGTTAAGAGCATGAATGCAACAAGAGAAGAATTTGATACAATATCCAAGATTGCAAACAGAGCTATTAAACTCGGTATTAATAAAGAAAGCGATAAACTTTCAATGGTAATGGATATTGATTACACAAATAAAGTCATACCTCTTGACCTTGAAGGCTTATTACATTCTACTTTACAGGATTTCATACATGATATTATCGGTATTTATAATAATTTCAATCGTGAAACCTTGCAGATGGATAATTTCTTTGTGCCAAGATACGCTAAATAGTGCTGATGAGGATTTATAATCCGAAACTGCTCCGAGAGGGGCAGTCCACTATTAATCAACACTAACAAGGAGGAAGTAATGAAAATTACACTTAATCAAATCGAATGTTTGGCAATCAAAGTAGCATTAATAGAGTATTATCAAACAATTTCTAAAGAGGTATTAAAGAAGGATATTTGTTCGCCAGCTAAGGATATGCACTTGGCTATCAAACATTTAAAAGATGACTTTAAAAATACATGTACTTTAGTCAGTAGAAAAGGTGCATAATTTAACCACTAATTAACTATTAACAGGAGGTTACCCTATGTTCCAAGTCAGAATCAGGAAAAGCACGTTTTCCTGTATCACTGTACACAGTTTATTTATTGCCGGTATGATTGCTAAACGAATACAGGCACTTGGCTATAATGTAAAGATTTATTGCGTTATTAAGTAGCAAGGAGGTTAAACGATGTGTCAAAGCTGTGAAGTATTAAATATTAATGGTATGAATTGCCATGAGCATGGTTGTCCTGGCGCATGGCAGGATGAAGTAAGGCATTGTGCATGGTGCGGTCAGGAATTTAAACCAGAAACTAAACATCAAATATGTTGCGATGAAATTTGCATGGATAGTTATTGCGGTTATTAAGTTATCCCGATGAGGCTTTATGAGCCGAAACTGCCCGAAAGGGCAGTCGATAACAGGCAAACGAACATTAACAAGGAGTGAGTATGGCAGACGATAGAGATCAATCGACATTGTTTAATCTGAGTGAGTATTATAAGCCAGTTGCAAAGGAAACTTATGCAATATGCGAGGGATGCGGAAACAGGTTTTTGCAGAAATATGAGGAGCAGCTATGTTGCAGTAGGAAATGTGAGGAACGTGTTTTAGGACTTGAACTATTTTAACAAGGAGTATTGAGACATGAGTTATGACGTGGTTAAATCTGTTAAGATTGAAAATGGTAAAGTTTTTATTAACTGTGCTTGTAGCAATGTGTATCCGAGAACGTTTGAAGAATGGGAAAGCAAACAACTATCGGAACTGTTAAAGGAAAAAGGTGTTGAGGCGGTTGAACTGGAAATAATGAAAGCATATGAGGAAGGGAACTTTCAAGGAAGTAGCGGTAAATACATCAGAGCATTAAAAGTATTACAGCATATGCCGGAATACGCTGAGTTTGACTGGAGGCTCGGCGGTATAAGAAGCGAACAGTACGAAACAAACAGTAAAAACCGGAAAGAAAGAGTTTCAGAGTTTGAGGCAATGCTGACAAAAGCACTTGTTACACAGTTGCCAAAGGATAAGTTTGTTATCAAAAAATCTCACGGTGGAATACCTGTATATGTGATGAAAGTAACCAAGAGGTTTGTGCAATGGACAGGTGGAACTAACAGAAAGATATACAAGTATTATGACGATGCCAAGCAGTTGATTGATAGATGTTCGGGTAGCGACGAATGGGAAGTGATTAAGATTAATTGATAAATGTAGGAGGGAGGACGATATGCAGTCCTGCAAGTAATGGGGCTTGTTACTTAATATACATATTCATTGCATAGACTGTAATAGGTCGAAACTGCCTCGAAAGAGGCAGTCAATAGTTGATGACTATTCTGATGAGACCGAAACATAAGGAGAATACCATGAATGATCAGATGAGCTTATTTGAAATTGAAACAAAGCAAAAGGAGGAAGGCATGGGAATGTTTGGCTATGCGAAAGAATTTGAGAAACCGGCACTAACCGAAAAGGTTATTGAGCAAGCACTCGTTGATCTTGAGGACAAAGAAAAAGGACTCGTTCATAATCCGATCCCAACGGATACATTCAGTAAATTTGTAAAGAGCCTGGCTAAAGATGGGTATGTGAAGACCGAAAGAAAAATAGACGGACAGACCGTACAAACATTTAAAAAGGAGAAGTGATGTTTATGCACACAAAAGGAATAATTGCTTTAGCCGACTGGATTGCCAGTTGCGAAAAAGAACTCTCGGAAGCCTGTATGAATGGGAACACTATGAGACAGGTGAGGGCAAACGAAAAAATACTTGATTATAAACACGCTTTTGCACTGGTAACAGGAACAGCAGTTTCGGGAATGCACTTCGAGTCTTTATTGAAAGATGCAGCCGATAGAACTGGAGTATTTAATGATGGCAAATAAAACAATCTATGTATCCCTGACATTCGCAACGGTGATGTTGTTCGTAAGCGATAAGGATATAATCAAAGGTGCGCCACCAGTATTCAAGTCATGGATTGGAAAGCATTACAGCACGTTTTACAGCTATTATTCCAAAAGAGGTATGATAGTTAAGACAGAGATCATGAAAAATGGTAGACTCGTAAGGGTGTAAGGAGGTTACATGGATATTATCAAGAACACATATTCGATAGAGGAATATGAGGAAAAGAAAAAGTTTCACAACATGGGTTTTCTGACCGACACAGCTTGGAAAGAATACAAGAATAACTACGAGAAGTTTCATAAACACTATGATAAGGAGGGCAGAGAATGAACTTGACCAACGCAAAACTAAAACTATGCAAGCGCGTAAAGCAAAGGAGGCAACACAATGAAACTAATCAAAATCACCAAAAATGAAAAATTCATCATGCATGGCACGGCAACTACCGATGATACAAATTGCGAGCATGAAGTTCACGACAGCCAAGACATGAAAATCGGGGAAGCAATCGCCACCGAAGTCCGGAAACTGAAAAAGGGTGAGGAATATCAGATCGAGATCAATGGCAAAATAGGCGGTAAAATACTGACAAGGAGGAAATAGCCATGCCAAAAGTTTATAGGATATGCGGTGAGTGTGGTAAAAAAGCTGAATGGGGAGACTTTGTGCTAATCAATATTGGCAGTAAATCTAAGCCTTTGCGCAAAGTATACTGCAAAGAATGTGCGTCCGGATTAATCCTAAGGAAAGATTTGCCCAGTCTTAGCTTGGAAAACAGACCACATATATGGCTAAAGGGTGATCCGGCAAACGCATACCAACATAAATAGGGAGAGACGGGATGTATCACAAAAAAACTGACATAATATACTATTTAATCATAACCGGTGTTGCTCTTTATTTTCTTTACAGCATAGCAGGGGCAATCATGAGAGGAGCGATGTAATGGGCAAAAATATTACACCTATGTCTGACAAAGCAAAATCAGCATTTAAGTCTCGGTTGGATGTCATGGTTACAAGATATTCGGACAATGTAGCCGACCTGGAGTATTCTTTTGGTCTGTTGAAGAAAGGAGGATACGCTTTTGGAGTATTAAGGAAGCCAGATGGGAGATTTTTTGTAGCGCGGAAAAGTGAGCCGGACGACAAAGAATTTCCGGAGATAGTTATAAAGGACGATCACAGCAAAGAAGATTTGGTTTACTACTACCGGAAGAAATCGAGAACAATGTCAGCACATTAAACAATGGGAATTATATACAACACGATCCAAATAATGCTTGACTTTTGCTCTTTCATAACATATATTGTAGATACAAACAATAACGAAAGGGTGAAAGATGGACAACTTAATAGATTTTTTAAAACGATTTGATACAAAAGAAAAATGCCTAAAACATTTAGAAAGTGTTAGGTGGGGCGATGGAGAGTATTGCCCTTATTGTGGTGGAATTGAAAAGATATATCACTATAGCGATAATATGCGCCATAAATGTGGTGAGTGTGGTCGTGTTTTCCGTATTACTGTTGGAACAATCTTCTCAAACAGTCCTATCAAAATACTCCCCAAGTGGTTTGCCGCTATCTGGCTAGATACTTGCCACTCTAAGGGAATTTCAAGCTTACAATTATCAAAAGACATTGGTGTAACGCAAAAAACAGCATGGTATATGTTACAACGTATACGCCACGCGGCAGGCAATAGTAAAAAAGAAATGCTTGGTGGAGATGTAGAAATAGATGAAACATATCTAGGTGGAAAAGAGAAAAATAAACATGCAAGCAAAAAAACAAAAGGCACTCAGGGGCGTAGCACAAAGACTAAAACGGTAGTCTTTGGAATGAGAGAACGCGGTGGAAAAACTAAAGCATTTGTAGTAAAATCTGCATCATCACAACACATAATACCTCCAGTTATAAAAAACATTGCTCTCGGTTCACAGATCCACGCTGATGATAATAGAGGCTATTCGCTCCTAGAAGAGTATTACTCTGTCGGTCGGGTAGTACATAGTAATGGTGAATACGTGAGAGGCACAATACATACAAACAGTATTGAAAGTTTATGGGCGTTGCTTAAAAGAATTTATATTGGCATACATCACCATTGGAGCGAGAAACACGCAAAGAGATATATTGATGCTTGCTTATTTAGATTAAATACAAGAGAAGATACTAGGCTTTCACGAGTTTTTTCCTTGCTTGATCAGGGCGTTAGTATTAGTTTACCATATAAGGAGCTTATAGCATGAATAACAATATATTACAATTTGATTCTGTTTTAAAAATAACAGAAAAACCTCTATTGAATAAGCCGTTAGCATCGCCTTTTTTGAAATGGGCTGGTGGTAAACGCCAAATGATTCCAGAAATATCAAAATATATGCCCGGTAAGATAGATACATATTGGGAACCATTTGTAGGAGGTGGAGCAGTATTTTTTACATTTGCAGATCGCATAAATAGAGCTATTTTATCAGATACAAACGAAGAACTTGTACTAGCATACCACGTCGTTAAAACAAACCCACACGAACTTATAAGCTTACTAAAGGAACATCAAGACAACCACTCGAAAGAGTATTACTATCAGATTAGAAAAGAAGAACCAGAAACGGCAGTAAAAATCGCAGCAAGACTTATGTACCTCAACAAAACATGCTTTAATGGGCTTTATCGTGTAAATAATAGTGGTAAGTTTAATGTCCCAATGGGGCGATATAAAAACCCAAGTATTTGTAACGTGGGCTCTATACTTGCAGCATCGAAAGTATTAGAAAAAGCAACTATAAAGGTCGGCAGTTTTGAAAAGATAGTAAAGCCCAATAATGGCGATTTTATTTACTGTGATCCGCCTTATGATGGATGTTTTACTGATTACCAAGCAGGAGGCTTTAGAGATACAGAGCAAAAAAAGCTCCAAGTAGCAGTTAATAAGTGGTCAAACGATGGTGCAAATGTGATGATAAGTAATTCCGATACAAGTTTAATCAATAATCTTTATTCTCAGTACAATATACACGATGCCCCTGCATCACGAAACATAAATAGTGATGGAAATGGGCGATCCAAAATAAATGAACTGGTGATAACAAGCTATGACTGACGGTAAAAAGGCAAACAAGCGCGGCACTTCATTAGAATCGTGGACTATGGACTTATTACTGGATACATATGAACAAGTATCTCCTAAACATTTTTTCGCATTAACCGAGTTAAAACAACCCATATTTGCACACCAATGTACCGTAGGCAAAGACATATACAATAAAAATAGACGTGTTGACTTCATCCTCTATCATCCGTTTAAATGGCAAGACTGCTTAATTATACAATGTAAATGGCAAGCTTCGCGCGGTAGCGTAGAAGAGAAGTATCCTTTCGAGGTTTTGTCAATTCAAACAATATCCATTCCGGCAATAATAGTGCTTGATGGAGGTGGTTACTCAAAAGGGGCTCATGATTGGCTGAAAGGTCAATCTGGCAAAACCAAGTTGCTACACGTATTTTCGATTGGTGAGCTTCAAAGATTTGCAAGTAAAGGCAATCTTTAGGATCGTCTAATATATAATTCCCTAAACAATAAGCCCCCACTTCAATTAAGGAGTGGGGGCTTTTTTCTGCTAATATTCCATTCAGAATTTATCTTCTATGCAAACCGGTTTTAAATCCGTATATCCTTGTATAAAATGAAAAGTTTATTATTAAGTTTCATGCCAGTCCTCCTTTCGTAAAAAGTGAAACTACCACATATATAATATAGTGGCTTATCCGTTATTGTCAAGGTGTTTCTTCGCCTTCCTTATCCTGTACTCAAAGCCCTGTCTCGTTATTCCGTAGTGCCGCGCCCATGCGGATTTACTCATTACTATTCCGCCTATTTTAACAAATGCACTGCCTTTGCTATAAAACCCTTTGGACCACTCGTAATTATCTATACTCATGATCCTGTTCTTATTCAGCGGTATAATATGGTTGCCGTCACTGTATCCGGCAAACGTATCTTCGTAGAAATCCAAAAAACTATTAGCCCATCGATCACAAAATCTGTGTCTTGCCTTGTTATTAAGCCATACACGATAGTATTTCGTTCCTGACATACCATGCCTGCCGTATTTAAAAAGACAGGCATTACATTGCTTAGACAGGCCTTTAAGGATGTTTCCAACATAGACAGAATAAGTGGTATTGCATCGAGTACATTCACATCGATACTTGCCAGGGCTTTCGTATGACAATATTTTCCAGTAGCCTATCTTTTTGCCGACATGCTTGTTCTTATCCGATTCTATCTTGCAAGCCTTACACTGCGTGGACAAACCTTTTCTCAGGACAACACCGCTTATATAGCGAATAGCTCCACATTCACATCGGCATTTCCACATGGAGTTACCGGCGTAGGACAGTACATACCATTTACCGAATCTTTTTCTTCTGAGATTTATACGTTTTGGCATAAGTTATTCAGCTCTCACCTTCCACAGTC